TTATCCTATCATTCCAAAAATAACAACCGAAACAATTGTAATAGTTAGACCAACCAATGTTTCATAAGGAATGAGTTTCAACCTATCCTTAAATTTCATTTGAACGCTCCCACCTGTTGCATGGAAGAAACTTCCATGTGGCATATGGTCTAATACTGTAGCACCGGCATGAACCATAGCTGCACCGGCAATACCTGAAACGCCAGATTCTAGTAATGTGCTGCTGAAAACTTGACCAGCAACAATTGCCCCTGAAGTTGTAGAAGCGGTTGCACCTGACATAAGAATACCTGCTAATGGTGCCAGTAAATAAACAGGTAAACCCAAATCAGAAATAAAATTAATTAAAACATCGCCTAATGTCGAATTTGTGATCACTCCGGCAATCAAACCAGTCCCAATTAATAGCACTGCAACATTAGACATTTTACTTAACCCAAAAGTCGCTTGTCCTATAATTCCTTTAAAGCGTCCCATAATAACTGAACCTGTGACACCACCTAATGGTAAAGCAATCATAGGATCAATTTCAATACCAAATATTGGTCTTAACGAAAGTAAAATAACAGCTACTAAGGGACCGGATAGCGCTGTCATAAAACTCGGTAACTCTAATTCAGATCTTTTCTCTTCATCAGTGTCCTCCAAAGTTACTCCTACGCCTTTTTTCGTTAATCGTTTAGCCAAGAAATAAGTAATAAATAAAGCCACAAAAGCAGGGATTACTCCAGCAAGCATGACAGAAGTTAGCGGTGTCGCAAAAGCGTCGGATAGTGCTATTGTATTAGGATTAGGAGACATAACATTACCTGCTTTTCCGCCACCAATCATAGCTAATAAAATGGCTGTTTTACTAATGTTAGCATTTTTAGCAATGATTAATGCAATGGGAGCAACTGTAATAACTGATATATCAATAAAAACGCCAACTGTAGTTAAAATCATTGTTGCTAAAGCTAGTGCAAAAAGTGCTTTTGTTTCACCAATTTTATTGATAATTGTCCGAGCAATTGATTCCGCGCCCCCTGTTTCGATTAAAACACCAGCTAAAATACCTGCAGCCAAAATCCTCAAAATAGCTGTAACCATGTCTTGTGCTCCGTTTATCATCAACTCAATCGTTTCAGCTAAACTTGCTCCTCCTAAGAGTCCTCCTGCTAATGCTCCGATAAAAAGTCCATATACTGGTGGTGTCTTGATAAAAATCAAAATAATAGCAATAATTAAACCTGTTACAGCACCAAAAGCAGTTACTTGTATATCCATTTTTTTCCTCCTTGAAAATTTTAGTTATTCCCCGTCGCTAAAATACATGCCAAAAAACCTAATTTTTCAGTTTTAGATGAAAAATTAGGTTAAGCCTATGATAGTTACTCCCATTAAATAAGTTTTTAAATCATGCTATTTTTCATATTATTTAAAATTGTTCTTACTAATATTCCTCCTCGTAAAATATATTTATAAGCATCATCTCTGATGCAAACATTCTGGTTCTTTGAAAATAAAATAAATAACATTCATCAATAAAAGCTTTAAGCAACACAATGTTTCCCTTTTGTTAAAGCGAGCTTTGCTCGCCAAGGCAAGGAGCGGAGCTCCGCGCAGCTCGTGATTCTTGAACGAGCGGAGGGCGTTTGGGATCTTGTTTCGATATTGTGTGGTTCCTGAGATATAATAGTCAGTGGAAAGGATCCACATGGGATTGTGCTATTTCCTCCTGTAGTTCTGTCTACGCGTTTAAGCATGCAACCCAGACCGTTGTTATCATTACCAACACACTATCTGTTTCGACATTTGGACAAGCCTACCTTGAGTAGAAGGTGGAAAAGCAGCTCTTGCCCTTTGTCATTATATTCTCGTAAACGAGGTTGTGATTACACAACGTGTATCTTGGGAAGCCCACAGTATCGAAGCATTTTCCTAATTTTTTTGAAAGGAGGTCCTTCCCGTGAAATTATTTGTAGGTATAGACGTTAGCTCAGAAAAACTAGATACATGTTATTTAACCGATGAAATGGTGGTGTTGTTAAATCACACCTATGGCAATGATACCCAAGGTGCCTGGGAGCTGAAAGAACAGATTCTCTCCTTTCACGAAACCTATTCGTTTGACCAGATTGTGATTGGTATGGAATCTACTTCCATGTATAGCTATCATCCAGCGGTAAATTTTCACCAAGATGAACAGCTTCAAGCCATTCACGCCATTACCACCATTGAAAATCCGCATCGAATTAAACAATATATGAAAATGTTTGATGCGGATAAAACCGACCCGATCGATGCGTTCATGATCGCCGATTACTTGCGGATTCAACGCTATACGAATTCTCCTATCAAAGGAGAAAAATATATGGCCCTTCAACGATTGACTCGTACACGATATCAAATCGTGCGGCAATTAGTGGAGGTGAAACAACATTTTATCGAAAATCTTTCGTATAAATGCAATACCCTAAAAAAGGAATTACGTGAAGCCGAAGGTTCCACGACCGTTTTCAGTGCCGCCATCATGGATCTTTTCACCCAAGACTTGTCCTTAGACGACTTGGCGAACCTGCCTTTGAAAGACTTGGCCGAATGGCTCCAATCCAAAGGGCGCGGCCGCTTTAAAGACCCCGAAGGGTTAGCGAAAACGATCCAACGAGCCGTCCGTAGTTCCTACCGGCTCGATCAAGTCATGAGCGAATCGATCGATATAATCTTAGGTATCCTTGTGCGTGAAATTCGTTCCTTGGAAAAAGCCGTTAAAGACTGTGACCAAGGGATTGAAGATCTCGTCCAAACGGTGCCCGAATACCAATGTTTAACCAGTATTCCTGGTGTAGGCCCTGTTTACGCCGCTGGCTTGTTAGCTGAAATTGGTCAAATCGAACGTTTTCCTGATCAAACCAGTTTAGCTAAGTATGCCGGGCTCACTTGGCCCAAGCATCAGTCAGGACGTCATGAAGCTGAAAACACCCCCTTAACGAAAAAAGGCAATCGCTATTTCCGTTACTACTTAATTGAAGCTGCCAATTCTGTCAGTCGGCATTTGCCCGAATATCAAGCCTTTTATCGTAAAAAGTATCAAGAAACACCGAAACATCAACACAAAAGAGCCCTCGTTTTAACTGCAAGAAAATTTGTGCGCTTGGTGGATACGCTACTACGGAACCACCAACTCTATACGCCACCTAGGAGCGTGATAGAAAAATAACGAAAAAGTTATTTGCGCATTGCTAGGGAAACAGCCTATGAAAACGCTTGATTTGCATAGGCCTAGTTCAGTGCGCCTATTTTTTAGTGGTAGAGTAACAATAAATTCATTTTTTATCTTGACTCTTTACCACTATGCTTATCGACACTGTAAAAATAGCAACCCTTCAACTTTCCATTTTTAACTGGCTTGTCGTTATCTAAATGTTCCCTTAGTGTGCGAAAACTAGTTTTCAATGCTTCGCACGCGGCTGCTTTTGATTCGTAGGTTTGGCTTTCGCCACTTCTAAATTGCACTAGGATAGGTATATAACGTGCAGTGTATTTTCTTGTGTCCTCGTCATTAAAGAGCTTGTCTTTTAGCTTTTCCCATTCGTCATAATATCTGTTGTCTTCGTCTTTTAAGTAAGCAAGGCGTTCCAGCCTCTCTAATTCGGTTTCTTTTGCAGTTAGCATTTAACTCACCTCTTTTAATACTGTTAAATCTCTTATCCGTACGATAGCTACATCGTCTAACTCATGCTGTACTACGTCATCTTGTGGGTTGCGACAAGCAATGATTTTTACCATCGCAGCATTTTGATAGAGCTTAACGACCTCACAACGTAGCCACCCACTAAACATCTCTGATTTAGCTCGGCAGATATCACCAAGTTTAATTCCTTTCTTTTTGCTAACTGTTGGTTTTGGCTTATCAAAGTTTAAGCCACCTACATGTATTTTTTCTTGTATCATTTTTGTTCTCCTCTCAGTTCATCTAACGAAACCTCTAATGCATCTGCTATCTTGCAGGCTAATTGGAAAGATGGCTTCTTTATTCGTCCTAATTTCAAATCGCTAATTGTTCCTGATGTAACATTCATGCGTTTTGATAATTCATATTGTGTCATATTTTTTTCTTTTAATAACTTGTCAATTTTATTCCACATTTTAGTCTCCTTTATCACCATATAAGGTATAAATGTTCGTTCGGTATTTTAAAAGCTCTACAGCTTTCCATGTGCTTTGCTGTGTTTAAAATATGAACTGCCACATGTTATAAGCTGACTTCATAATGACAATGCCCATAAATATTATGGCGATAATGAAACCTGAGCCAGCCAGCAAACATCCTAAGCAACTAAATAACTCCCTCAACTGGCTTCCTCCTCGATTTCAATTTCAATGCGTGGATTGTCTTTATCTACATAAAAGTTTTCTATCCAACCTGTAATTTCGTTCCAACCATCGTTTTTTAGATAACCTGATTCCTGCATGCCATCTAAGATAAATTTTTTAGCGAATGCCACATTGTCCATATCCTTGCGTCGATTCATGCAAAACCAATCAATGTGTAGCTTGATAGGCAATTTAGGCTTTTGCGTCCTCACTGGCATAAAAGCAGCAGCCGCTTTGTAGGTGTTTTGCTTTTTAATCTTTGCACCTTTAAAACGATTCGTGCGCTCTGCATTGGTGTAGGTATTTAAATCTGTTAAACTACCCGGTATCACAATCTTCATTGCTCTTGCTCCTCATCTTTTTTCGTCAAAATTTATTCCTAGCATCGTCTATCGTCCTCCTCAACGGGTACTGCGATACTCCAAAGTCCCTTGTTTATGGCCATGATTTCTTCTTTGGTAAATTGGGTTTGATACCCGTTAGTTTCCCCTTTTGTTGATACTTCCCATGTTTCGGCGTTTAAATCCAAATCCAAATTTAAATAAGCAAGACCGCCGTCTGTAACTTTCAAATAATAAAGTTGTCTTAATTCTTTAAGCTCTTGCTCGTAATTTCTTTTCTTGTCATCTAACTTCTCTAATTCAGCTTTTATAAACTGCTCTCTAACTTTGCCGTAGTTACCTCCGCCTATTGATCCAGCCTCGGTAAAAACTATTCCACCTTTTGCATAATTTCTTTCCGTGGTCATATTCATGTTATTTCGCCCCTTTTAGATATTCTTGTCGTTTACGTTCAACCTCCGCCAGTACTTCAGGGTCTTCCTGCTCTTGAGATTGTTCATAATCATCTTTCGCCCAGTTTGGCAGTTCTTCCTTGCGTGTCGGTTGACTCTGGTAGTTACTCTGTCTTTTTGTGTTGCGGGTACGTTGATACTCTCTTGCTTGCTCAATAGTTTTAACGTTGGCATCTGACCACTCTTTTAAGCAGGATTCAATAAAAGCAATGGATTTAGACTTGTTAACGTCTTTTGAACCTGCCACTTTGATTGCTGCATCGACCAGTCCATCTCCATACAAGTCAATAAACTCCATCAAGGTATTTTGTTGCACCATGTTCGGAAAGTTCCAAAGTTGTTGAAAAGATTGAACCGAATTTAAGATAGAGTCGTCGCCCGCCTGTTCACTGCTACTTACTTTAGTTTCCTTTAGTTTAGTTTCCTTTCCTTTACTTTCCTTGCTATCATTTTTGTATGGCTTTGCTATGGCATTGCCATTATTTTTGCTATCTTTACCGTTCCCCCACCTTTTTTCTGCTCCTTTTTTACCTGCTTCAGAACGTTTCTTTGATTTGTCGTCTTTAATCTCCATGCGTTTGTTAAAACTTTCGGAGTAGAAGCACTCACCTTTTTCGGTGAAGGCAAATAACCCAAAATTCTCAACAATGTCTTTTACTTTTGAGGTATCTACACGAAGGTCGAAGGCTATAACGTTATAATCAACGACACTCATATAGTTATTCTCATCACGGAGACGCTCTAAAATCATGAAATAAATTCCGTAACCTTCTGCACCGTATTTCATACGTACAGGTATTAATTTGTCAGAATTTCTAGCATTACTATCGTGGGGAAAATAGTTATTCATTTAATCCCCTCCAATTTAAAAATTCTTCAATACTTTTATCTTTCTTCTGTCTATTACACTTTCTGCATGACGTACATAAATTGCTAATATCATCTGAACCACCTTTTGAAAATGGAACAATATGGTCAACTTCCAGTATTCCTCCAACTTGACCGCAATAGCTGCAAGTATAATGGTCACGTTCAAAAACTTTTTTACTTAACTTTTTCCATGCCTTATTATTTGTTTCTTGCATTCTGATAAAATGTAATCCAAGATAATTCTTACTGTTAAATTCTTCCAAAAAACAATCTAATCCTAACCAACCAAATTTATGCATTGCCAACTTGCAAAATTCAACGAATTTATTATATCCAACACCTAATTCATCTTTTAAATATTTATTTTTTTCTAACTTATGCTCAACATATAAATCGTCCATACGTTTAAACCATCGTTCGCTAGGAACTGCCACATCAACACCTCCTTAGAGGGAGAAAAGCTCCCTCGTAACTATTAAAATGGCAAATCGTCATTATCAATATCAATTGGTTTTGCATCTTCAAATGGTGGCTTATTTCGGTCAAATAATGCTTCCTGTTGCGTTTGATCATCTTTCTTTTGCAATTTATCTACTTTATCGTTCAAACGATCAATCAAATCGCTAGCTGTTTTTTTGTCGATTGATTCTATATCTTTTATCTTGTAGGCGCCGATTACGTCGTCAACGTTCATATTGTTGGCTTCAGCAATTACATTTGCTCGTTTGTTTATTTCTTCTAGCTGATAACGAGTTACAAGATTTTCGTCTTTCTCAGTTTTTTTAGGTTTAGAATCATTCTTTGTTCCTCCACCGCTTAAAACCATACTTGCTGCTTTACGCATTGGTTCTTCTCGAGCTTTTTCAGATAACCATTTTACATAACTTTCGCCGTCTTCTTCTTTCATGATTTGAGCTAATGTTTTTCCTTTATGTTTCCCAAAAGTAACTTTCATATTTCCTGCATCATTGCCGTTCATCGTTTCCATTTGCTCTTGTTGTGCAAAGTCTTTAAGATCTTCAATGTCTTGTGTAAATACTTCGGATAGACTTGCAATTGTTAATGTAGCGTCTATCTGTGCACGTTTCTTTGCCATTTTTAAGCACGTATTTGCTAGTGTAAATGGATCCTGTTTGATATATTTCTTTTCTTTGGTATTACAATGCCCCATACCCTCTGTTATCTTCGTACCATTTTGGGACAAAGTACATCTAATGGTGTAAGCAAAAAATCCTTTGTCGTAATCTTGGATACGTTCAATCTCTTCGTATTCGCTTGTGACACCAAATAGCATTTGAATTTTTTCGGCGCCTGGTTTTAGTAAAGTTGGCTTTTGTGTTCCTGGTATAACACCAAAATCTTGGTCTTTCTTCAAGTTACTTTGTACAACCGATTGAAAGTTGGAAATAGCTTGTAACTGTTTAGTTACTTGTTCCAAATTAGCGCCCATGACCATGTTCATTGCATTATTATTTTGTTCTATTACTTCGTTTTCAGCCATTTTATTTCGCCTCCTTAACTACTACCGTTTCGCCTTGAGGTACAACTTTTACGGATCGTAATACTTCGCCATCTTCTGTTACTGCTTTGCCTTCCTCGGTTATGTTAACTGCTTTTTTCAAGTCTTTTTTGTTAATTTCTTTTTTTATACGTACAAAATCGTTTAATCCTAATTCTTCAAATTCTTTTATTGCGTCATCTTCTTTGATTTCCCAACTATCCGGTTGTTTACGAGTCGAAACTCTGCCATGTGGTGTTTTGATAACCGCTTTTTTGTCTGTCTTACGTTTTTCATACAGATATTCAGATAATTTGTGTTCAAAAAATGCAATGCTGTCTTTATTGCTTTGGGTTTCTTTTTGTTCCCAGCCAGCAATACGATCACGTTCGCTGTCAGCAAAACGTTTAATTTCATCATTAGACTGTTTCAAAGTAGCAATCTTTCTAAATGCCCAATCAGCACTATCTAAACTATCAATTTTCCAACCTTCATTTTCATTTTCTAAAACTTGGCTTTCTTCTAAGTCTTCTAATTCATATTTTTCTAATGGATTCATTTGTGGTATACTCCTTTTATAGATGTTTTTGGTATTGACTGATTTGCTGGGGAGCGATCAGTCTTTTTTTGTTTCATATTCTTGATAGCAAAATTCGTTAAAATCAAGCAGCAGTGCTTCAAGTGTTGGTACTGCAACCAAAGCTTTTAATAATATTGGTAAAGGTAAGCATATTGCTATGATGATTAATAAAAACAACAATCTTCTTGTATTAAATTTCATAGTTACACTTTCCTTTCTTCCATAAATTCATCTATATCTTTAATGTCGTATTTTGGTCTTGCTTCATCGCTAAAGATAACTTGCTTTAAACCATCTTCACGTACATATTTATTAATAGTAGCTGGAGCGCAATTCATATAACGGCATGCTTCTTTTTGTGTTAAATATCTTTTGGGTACATAGTTGATCAACATTGCATCTAGTTCTTTAGTCATTTCCATATGTTTAACCCTCCTTCATATAATTTTTACTTATCCATTCCGGCATCTTTTCTTTAACCGCTTCTCTTATATCTAAGCTAACTGCGTCAAAGATTTTAAATACAATAGCCATTTCTACGATGATTTCGTCTAAAAATTCCATGCCATATTGTTCAATCTCATCTAATTCTTCTATATCTAGCTCACGGATTTTGTTCTCAACAATTAACCGTTCCGCGCGTTTCTTATGTTCTTTTCGTTCATCGCTTTCTATTCTTTGAAAAACATCTAGTTCGGCCGCTGTCGTATTCGCAAGTTTTCCATCCATGCTTTTTATAAATCCTAAAAACTTGTATGAAAGTTGACTTGTAAATAAGTTATCTCCGCTTTCTTCGGCAATCCTTATCGCCTTTTCCATTGGAACCTCTTGTTGCCCTGTAAAGTAACCGTTCATTGTTGCATTTGCTATGTTCGTACTTCCAGCAATTTCTTTTTGCAACAAATCTTGTCGTAAAGATAAGTCCTCTAGTTCATTTTCTAATGGTACTTTGATCATTTCGTTGACTCCTTTCTTATTGCTATATCATAGTTATTTGTGATAAATTCAATGTTTTTTGATGTAAAATAAGGTTATTGAGACACCAGTTCTGGAGTTTCGACAAACTGCCAAATACGAGTGATGTATTCTAAGATATCTGTAGCTTGATCATCGTTTGCCAAGAAGCGTATGATGAGTTCCGATTTGCCACCGAGTCCGGTAAAATCGCCCTCGATCCCACAGTCTACGAAAAACTTACGTCGGATCGCTTTACCTAACTGTTCAACGTACAAATTGCTAAACTCGCTCCAGACTGTTGTCTTGATAGTTTGTGGTTTATCTTTTTTATTCATTACTTAGCACCTGCTTTCTCGTTTTCGATTTTCGAAATATTAGTTATAAAAATTTTTTCTAATGGAAGTTCTAGAACTTCACTTAAAGCTGGTAATTCTTCTGCTTTAAACTTATAATCGCCGTTTTCTCGTCTAGAATACTTGTCATAACGTAACCCTAAGGCCTCCGCTACCTGATTTTGGCTCATTTTCAATTCTTCTCTTCTTTTTTTAATCAAAGAAAGATTAACCTTATAAAATGTGTTAGCCATAAATTCACCACCTTTCGTTTTTCGCAAACTTTATATTTATATAATACGAGCGATTTTCGCAATTGTCAATAATAAATTTATCTTTTTCGCAATATTTATTTATTTTTTTCGCAAACATGTTAATATTTAATTGCGTAAAGCGCAACAGATAGGAGGAACCGTCATGGATAATGAAGATCTTTTAAGAAATAGAATTATAAATCTTCGTGAACAAAATAACTGGACTCAAGCGCAACTTGCTAAGAAGACCGGTTTAGATAACACTAAGCTAAGTAAAATTGAAAATGGTACTAGACGAGTTACCTCTGATGAGTTAAATAAATTTGCCGAAGTATTCGACGTATCATCTGACTACCTTTTAGGTAGAGATGAACCTAAAAAACCTCCACATTATACATCTGCTGACTTAGATGAAATGTTAAACAATGCTATGAGTTTTGACGGTAAACCTATGACAGATCACGATCGAGAGGTCATCCGTGCTTATTTAGAAGGAAAATTTGGCAGTAATCAATGAGGTGTTTTTTTGGATGAATTAATCAAACGCTTAGAGCAACTAGGGATAAATTTTGTCATGAATGACATGGACAAACATGGGTATTATCTACCGGATATAAAAACAATGTTTGTCGACGAGAAATTAGACGAAGAAGAAACAAAATATACAATTTATCATGAGTTAGCCCACTATCTTGATCATTCTGATTATATTGCTTTGTATAAAAAGCCAGTCTATCATTATAAAATGGAAAGCGAAGCAAATGATTATGCAATTAATCAACTAATAAAAGAGCATGATGGGGTGTATAATTATAGCCAGTTAATTGATAAATTTAACATTAGCATGGGTAGAGATGTAAAGTATTTTAGAAGGAGTGTATAAAATGAATTTTTTTATTGGGTCGATGGTGATTTTGGGGTTGCTAGGTATTATTGTTGGGTTAATATGGATAATTATTAATGCAATTAGAAACTCTTCTACAAAAACCCCTGGAATTGTCATGGCAATATCTACTGTATCTTTTGCTGGCGGTATTACTATAATCCTTAATATTAGCGATTCAGAAGTAAACCCAGGTGACTTAGAAATAACAGCTAATGATGAATATACCTATTCGGACTGGCTCGAATTTGAAACAGATGAAGATGGAATTGCGAGCATAAAAGCAGCAACAGCCGGAAATGCAGAGGTGACTTTGACGCCAGAAAACCCAGATTTAGATAAACAAACAATGGAGGCAGACGAAAATGGAAACTTTACTTTTGAAGTCGAAATGCCTGAAAGTTCTCTAGAAACTTATGAACTGCAGGCTTTTTCTGGTGAAACAAAGGGCAAAGAGTTACAAGTAGATGTTTGGAACGACTACTACGAAGATGATACAGATGTCGAAGAAGATGAAAGTGAAGAAATTGAACTAGAAGAAGATTCCAATACTGATTACGACAACGTAGATCCCGCAGACTACGATACAGGAATTACATACGATGACCTCGCACGTAATCCAGACGATAATAAATTTGAAAATGTTACACTTTCCGGGACTATTATTCAAGTTTTAGAAGGATCAAGCAGCTCGCAATATCGCCTGGCTGTCGATGATAATTATGACAATATAGTCCTCATTGATATCCCAGAAAAATTACTAGATTCTCGTGTACTAGAAGACGATATTTTAACTATATACGGAGAATCTGAAGGAACTGTTGATTATGAATCTACAATGGGCGGAAATATAACAGTGCCTTTTGTCAGTGTGGATAAATTTGAAACAAACGGACAAGCTGAATAAAAAAGTTTGTCTTGCTAAATTTAAAATAGCACAGCTTGCCCCTCTTTGCAGCGATGCTTAGAGTGTATCGGGTGAATTCAAGGAAAACCTAAGTCAGACAGATACGGCAACCCTGAGCCAAGCGAGAAATTTTCTCGAAGGTGCAACGCATAGATAGAACAAACTATCCACGAGCGCCCGACATCTTACAAAGATGAACAGATATGCTGACCTTTATGGAAACGTAAAGAAGCCGAGGATAAAAAGCCTCGGCGATAACAAAAGTGACTATGAAAGATGGAAAACTATCATCTCTAAGAGATGGAATTTCTAATGCAGTAGGTAGTCAAGCGAAACAAGGAGTTGGATTAATGAAGCAAAACACAGATCGGAACGTAACATTTACTGGGGCTTCTTCATTCGATCCTTTAGCACCTATTAAAAACGTGATGACACAAAGTCAACAAGACTTTGCTTCAAGCGTTGGCGGTGCTGTCGCTAAAGCAAACGACGCTCTAACTGTTCCATCTTTCACTGGTAAGCCAACTCTATTATAGATTGGATGACTTTTATCTCATCCATTATAACATAGATTAGCCTTTCGAGGCTTGAATAGCATGACTTGCCTTTTCAGCAACATTTTTAGAGTAGAAACGAGGGAATTAATGTGGAAAATCTGAAAGAAAGGCTCATAAATAAAAGCATAGAAGCTTTTACTTTAGCAATAGAAACTTATAATAAGCCTACAATTTCTTATAGAGTAGAAGGTTTTTCTTTTTTTATATGTAACGCTTGGGAACTAATGCTAAAAGCAAAATTAATAAAAGACAACAAACCAATTTATTACAAAAACAGCGATAGGACATTAAGCCTGAACAGTACCTTAAAGCTTGTCTACACTGATAAGTATCAGCCTTTGAGGATAAATCTAGAAAAGATAATAGATTTAAGAAACATAAGTACTCATCTAGTGACTGAAGATTATGAATCAATTTATGCTCCTTTTTTTCAGGCAAACATAATAAATTTTGCAGAACAAATGCAGCGATTTCATAGTATCGATATAACCAATCACATATCACAAAGTTTTTTAACCTTGTCTGTCAATATGGATATATTAAACAACACAGAAATACGAGGGAAGTACTCTAAAGAATTAGCTGAAAAATTGATCACACAAAGAAACGATCTGTCTTCATTAGAAAAAAGCTATCAAAACAATAATTTATTTATACCCATACAAAATAATGTATTGATTACTAAAGACAAGAACAAAGCAGACTTTAATGTTAATGTGTCTAAAGATTCTGATAACAATGCCCGCATAATCAAAGAACTGCAGGATCCTAGTAAAAAATACCAACTGTCGTTTCACGGCGTAATTAACGCTGTAAACAAACAATTGGCAGCAAAGAGTATTGAGTTTAATTATAGAAACACTAAAGGAAAGTGTACGTTTACCAGTCACACACTAAGCTTGATAAATAAATTCTATAATGTAAAAAGTGAAGAAAAATATTGTTATATTTTTGGTGGGATACAGAGATACTCTCAACAACTTGTTGAATTTATCATTGCTGAAATACGAAAAGATCCTGATTTAATTGATAATATAAAGAAAGCAAATAAAAAAAGATAACTTCAGGGTCATAGGAATTCTCAGCTTTTGCCTACTCCCGTTCGGGAACCCAGAGCTAATCCTTCTCAAGTTATCTTTCAATTACATTATACAATAATATCATTACTATTTAAAGAAATAGCTATCTATTTAGCATGAAATTTATTGTGTTAAAGTTTAAATAAGATAAAGTTCAACACAGTTTGAACTTTTCTTTTTAACCATAAATCGAACTGGAGTTCGTATTTTTATGTATGAAATTCGGAATCATTCAAGAAAATTGCTGGAATTAGGCATCATTTTAGCTAAATACCGTATAAAACGAAATAAAATTCGAAAGGAGTGTGTGCAGTGAAAAATGAAGGACCTATAAAAGAGTATAAACTTGCAAACGGCGAAAGACGTTACAAATTCCAAACCTATTTAGGTATTAACCCCTACACTAAAGAAAAAGCATTTACAACAAAGCGAGGTTTTAAAACACAACGTGAAGCAAATTTAGAATTGTCTCGATTGAAGCTTAACTGGTTAGATGATTTAAAAGCAAAATATGAAAAAAAGGAAATAAAAACATTTGAACAAGTTTATGAGTCGTGGCTAGAAGAATATGCTGCAACTGTAAAAGAATCTACTCTATATAAATCAGAACAGCTTTTTAATCATCATATTTTACCCGCTTTTGGAAATAAAAATATAGAAGAAATTACCCCAATGATTGTACAAGAGCAAATGAATGCATGGCATAAAAAGTATGTTCGTGCGTCAATGATCATGAACTACGCAGGGATGGTTTTTAATTATGCTATACGTATTGGTTTGATTCAGACGAACCCTACAAAAGTCATCCGTAAACCTACACAACAAAAACAAGTAAAAGAAGATAAAGATCTAAATTTTTATGATAAAACCGAACTAAAAATCCTTATGGATGAACTTGAACAAGGAACAAACTTTAGGGCTTTCGTATTCTTTCGCCTCCTTGCTTTCACTGGTATGCGCAAAGGTGAAGCATTAGCTTTAAAATGGACAGATATTGATTTTGAAAATAAAACGTTGAATATCAATAAAGCAGTCTCCCGAAAAGCTGCAGGTTTATATATCCAAACACCAAAAACGCCTGCTTCTATTCGTCGAATATCTATTGATGATAAAACACTTTCCGTATTAAAAAGCTTTAAAAAGCAAGAACCAACGAATGAGCTTATTTTTCACACTGAAAAAGATGAGATCCTCTCCCCTGCTAAAACACGCAAGTGGTTAGTCACTGCTCAAAATAATGTAAACAAGGAACGTAAAGAACCATTAAAGAAAATTTCTACACATGGTTTCAGACATACTCACGCTAGTTTACTATTTGAAGCAGGCGCAACTATAAAAGATGTACAAGCTAGATTAGGTCATAGTGATATTCAAACGACAATGGATATTTACACCCACGTATCAAAATATGCTAAAGAAAAATTAGCAAAACAATTTAATGATTATGTTGACTTTTAACTTTTTGAATATCCTTTTGAATATCCTTTTATTTCAAAATAATGAAATTCCCTGCAAACAAAAAATGCCAAAATCCTAAGTTAAAAAGGATTTTGGCATCTAGTGAAAAGCTCTGAAATCTCCAAATGGAGACGGGTTATCTCATCAATTTATCGATAATTATCGGTATGGTGTTTCGAAGATAGAAAACATGGCATTAGGTAAGGCAGAAACGCTTTACAACTACGCTCACAAAAAAGACACAAAAAATAAATTGATGCAAAAAGTAAACTGGTTGGAAAGTTTAATGGAAAATTCCCAATCGGAAACACCTGAGTATGTTATTTTAAAACATGACTATTGGGAGGCGTTAAGAGAATTAAGAGAAGAACTCGACCGCAATGTCGGTCGAGCAGAGCATAATTTCGAGGCAAGCGTGAATAAATTTAACTGGGAGCATAAAACTAATTTTAAGAATGAAAATTTTGAGTTTGAAGTTGCGCCTGTAGCTTTTATGGTCGGGAATGGTAAACCCGAAGGAATAGATTATTAAAAAAAGCCCTGCTCACTTAAGAACAGGGCTTAATTCATCGAAAGAAATACCTTATATTTTTATTATTTTAGTTGGTCATAGCTACATAGTGACGTTGACCACTATAAGAAATGTAAGACAACCAATCGTAGCCATTTACGTTTCTGTGGATACGGTCGTAGTGTACTGTTTGACCGGCATTGTAGTTTCTGCCAGTGTAGCCAGCGTTTACACCTGCGCCATTGCGGATTTTCGTAGTGTTTCTGAATGTGTAAGACCCGCTTGTGTTTTGTTGTGTGCTAGTAGATTGGCTACTACCGCTATTTGTCATAGCGACATAACGACGTTGTCCACCATAGCTGATGTAAGACAACCAGTCATAGCCGTTAACATTACGGTAGACTCTATCGTAAACCACAGATTGACCAGCAGTGTAGTTGCGTCCGCTGTAACTTGCGCCCGTACCTAAACCGTTACGGATGCGTGTTGTATTGTTAAAGCGATACGTACCGCTTGTGCTTTCGTAGCTTTGGTTGCTGCTAGATTGACTGCTACCGCCGTTTGTCATGGCAACATAACGTCTTTGACCTCCGTAAGAAATGTAAGATAGCCAGTCGTAGCCGTCGACATTACGATAGACACGGTCGTAATTTACACTTTGTCCAGCATCGTAGTTAATACCTGTATAACCTCCGCTTGTTCCTAAGCTATTACGAATCCGAGTGGTATTTTGGAATGTATAGCTTCCGCTAGTGTTTTGGTAGTCGTTACTGTCAGGCTCTGGCGCACTTTCTCCCGGTGCTGGTGTGGTTTTACTTGCATCAGCATCGTCAGAGCTATCTAAGCCCGTGCGCAAATCTTGAGCTAAGTCTGCCTTGCTGATACCGTATTCAGCTAGATAGCCATAGGGGTCTTGATGATTGCCCCAAATATTTTCTGTCACCCACAAATGCGACTTAATGCCTCGACCTGCGCCGTCAAGCGTTAACGGGATATTATACTTTTGTGCCATATCGCGGGCAAGATTGACATAAGCTTTATAATCCTTCTCAAACGTTGCTTTGTTGTTCGTTCGTGCTAGCTCAATTTGTACGGGTGAGTTTGCATTTGCATAGCTCCCTGCGCCCCATTGTACATAACCTTCTGGCGAGATTTGATAAACCTTGCCCCCGTCACCTACAACGTGAGAAGAATAAGTGCCAGCGTTGCGCCACTCACGGTTGAAATACTGTGCGTTGTTAATCGCTGGAGCTACCCCGCCTGTTTCATGTAAGATGATGTAATTGTTATTTGTCCGTTGCGATGACCTCATTTGATTGTATGTGGTATCGATCGAATACGCTCCAGCGCCCACAATGGGCGCAAAGGTCATAACGGCAACGATCGCTGTCATGATTAGCGTTTTAATCTTCTTCATATTTTTCTTTCAACTCCTTTCTTATTTTTTTCGTAGAAATTCTAAGGACAGTACCAAAAAACACAGTCACTAACCCTATCGTCCCAACAATTAACTCACTATCAAATCCATACAATTCACCCAATCCAGCAATTAGCGTTATAAGTGCAGGCATGACAATGGTTATAATGTTTTTAGCGATATCATATTGTTTATCGCTTAATTTCATTTACTCACCTCCCTTCAGTTGAATAAAACTTGCACGATAGCGCTTATCACGCCGCCAGCCCCTGCCGATACGCTGACGATCTTCCAAAGATTTGACCAATTAAGCATCTTAAGTTCATGGCTGCGTTTTTCCGAGTTGTCGTTGCGGTTTAGAATCGCTTGCAGTATCTCGTTGTTTTGCTCAGACTGGCGGGTGTTTTGCTCCCGTAGAAAACGATTGGATTCATCTACACGGGACAACCCATTGTTTAAGTCCTTTTGCATTTCCACGAGATTATTACTCAAGCGGGCGATTTCCTTATCATGTTGTTTTATCTTCTTGTCGTGTTCGTTTACTCGGTCCTCAAGTTCCAACGGACCACCTCCTAACTAACTAAAAATCAAAGTATCAAGCCATAAAAAAGAGGTACACCGTTAGGCATACCTCGTTGCTTTATTCTTGTGGTTCTTCCTCGTCCTCTTCGGGGTAAGGTTCGTTGTCCTCGACAAACTTGGTTATCCTGTCAAAACATTCCTGCTCGATTTGCCCTCGGTTGAGGTAGTTTAGGGCAAAGATTTTGACTTGGTTTTTAAAAAAGCTCGGTTTAAGTAGCCCTCTGTTAAATTTTCTTCGATAAAGTCTGACATGTTAAACATTATACTGACCCTCCTAAGTTTGTGATTGCTTGCTTGATTTGTTCTATCTCGCTTTTTAGCACGATATCTTCGGGTGCGGGTGTCCATGGTGTAGCTTGGGTGCCGTAGTTGAGTTTTATTTTCCTAATAGCAAAAGTTTTTTCTTTACGTCCTTCTTGCTTAGAATACTTAGCAATACGTATAACAGACGTTCCTTCAGGGATTTTAGCAGTCACGATAGCTCTTCCTATTTTCCCACCAGATATGGTGCTAGTATATGCAACATCGATTTGGCTGTCGCTTGGATCTCGAAAAGTAATGGAACCCCTAACATCATCAGTATTCTGTTCATCTATTGTATTATCTATATCAAGTGCATAAGTAAAAGTATCGCCAACTTTAAGACCTAATTCATTTAAAGACAGCCGTACATATCCTTCCGTCCAACTAGTAAAGGTCTGTGTTTTCCACTCATCACTCGTACCCGGTAACAAGTTCCTATTGCTATAATCTAGCTCCGTCATTGTCTCGATCGCTTCATCTCGCGCGCTTTCGGTACTTTTCACAGCCTCGTCTATACTGTAGCTAGCTTCATCTGCCTTGCTTTGCACATCAGACTTGGCTTCACTGGCGGTTTTTATCGTGTCGTCGGCCGCTTGGTTTACTTTGGATATGGCACTATCGCTTGTATCAGAAACCTCTGTCACCTTTTGGTTGATGGTTTCTTTCGCGCCGTCGGCTGCCTCTTGCACTTCTGCTTTAATGTCTTCGAAGCTCTTGATGTAAACGTCCGGGGCTTCTTCCATTTCTTCATCTATCTGGCTTTTCTTGATAGAAAAAGTAAAATGGATCTCGTCCGATTGACTCCCGTCCGCAAAGTTAAGATAAAGATAGCCGTCGACTTTGCCCGTATAATTTAAAAGCTTGTCAGGCAGTGGATAAATAAATGTGTGCGTTTCGTTCGTACCGCCCAACGCTGCGCCATCTTCCACAAATACCTTTTGGCCATCAATGATAAAAAGCACATTTGCCGTGGCGTCTTCGACATTCACATTATCGCTGAAGAAAAATTCAAAAGCCGCACTTTGCTTGTCGTAAGTGGCAAACACGTTTTTCGTTTTCACCTCACGTGGGCCTGCGCCTTTGGGTACTTTAATCGTTGCTATTTTTCGCAGCACAATATCACCCCTTTTTTTCCGCTAGTTGATCTTCTAGCTGTTTGATATAAGCTTCTTTTTTGGCGTTCTCTAAAGACAAACCAGCAATCTGTTTTGTCAAATTATCAATCACTACACTCACGTCTACCTCCATTACTCTGCATCTCCTTTAAAATCCTCTATAATTTTTTGATAGATTGTTTGACCAAAATCGGTAAACATCAAAGTTTTATATTCATTTGGTTCTAAAAAGCAATGACCTGTAAAAGATGTTTCAATGGCATTTGCTTCAAAGTTCACTTTTAATTTTTCATTTTCTCTCACGGATGTGGAGGTTATGCTAATACCTTCTGCGCTAATATCCGATTCGATTTTTTCGTGTACTTTTCTTCTTAAGTCCGATAATCTGACTTCTTCATATTCGGGAGACCCTACAAAATAATTCCCTTGAATGTAACTTCCTTCTTTTGAGTTGCCGTTAAAAGAAACTTTTACTTGATCGTCTTGTTGCTTTGCTGTCATGGTAATATTGATCATTCTTCAAGTCCGCCTACTTTCATTTTTAATTTTTCGATTTCTTCACGTTGTTGTTTTATAACGGGGATTAGAACCGTCCACAGACGATCGTATTCAATACCTACAATTTCGCCTGTTTCTTCATTTTTGGATATATAAGGATCAAGACCTGCTTTTTCTAAGTCCTCGGCGATCAAACCATAATGGGATTTTACGGTATTATAATCCCCATAAAATTCTCCGCTAGTAAGTTCATCCGTATAATTTTCAACTTCCGCTTTATCCCACCATTTGGACGGATTGATCGTTAGTAATTTGTTTCCTAGTTCTAACGACTCATCTTTAGATAAGGGGGCTATATTTAACTTATATTTACTAGCTGAAGTAGACATGCCAAGCGTCCCATTACTTGTAACGAACATATTTGCAGCATAACTATACGTTCTGTTTCTAATACCCCAAGAGTAGACGCGAGGACCTGTGCTGTCCCTGCCTATCTTTAAGTCAGCTTTATCACTGCCATAGGTTTCAAGCTGTATACCGGCGCTTCCGTTATATAAATTAATTTTAGGGATCCCATTAATAAAGTTTTCGTTGATCTGAAAAGTTGACCAATCCGGATTAGGGTCAATACGTCCTGACATAATATTCTTCCAACCGATGATATCTCCTGTTACTTGAAGATTATTACCAATGTCCATCTGACCTGTAAACATTGAATCTCCTGAAGCCGAAAGCATAACTCCAGAATTTTGACTCCAATTATTCGTTATTTGAAACATTGAAGCGGTCATGTCAATACGACCTTTTAAATTATCGGTTGAAGAATCTGTATACTGACGTAATTTAATTTGATCGCCGGCAAAATAAGTTTCGGTATAATAAAGGTATTTTCCTTTTGACTGATCAGAATTAACCTCGTAAATATCTGATAAAAACATTAGCCGACGATAACCTAACTCCAAATTCCCTTCATACCATCGCGGGATAAAGGAATTATTGACAGGGTCGCCAAAATTATAGGTACCGCGTAACCCTTTATTGGTTTCAGTAAAGGTCAGCCAGTCTGTGATATCTAGCGAACCTGTTTTGCTCGTGAGTGTTTCGATGGTGTCTGCACTAATATTTTCAGCGCGAAACGTAAAGATTTCCCATTCGCTGCCGTTAAAACGATAAGTCGCGCCTGAGATGTAACCGGCATTGTTGCCCGTATTTTTCCACAACATGCCTTCATAAGGATTCACTGGAATTTCGTTTTGTTCCGTGAGACCAGTTGGATCCCCTTTAACTTTAGACCAGGTATAATCTGTGACAGATGAACTATCGGACTTTGTAAAGTCCACATATTGCCCAATCCATTCGCCGGGTGTTTCACCCTCATTTGAAGTAAAGGTTTGACCACCATCATTAGAATATTTGATATGCAAATAAGATGTTTGCCCGTTGCTGCCAGGTTCACCCGGAACACCTTCTTTTCCCAGTGTTTTTTGCCAAGTGTAATCCCTATAATCGGCAGGTGAAATCCCTTCTTCTGTGGTGGCAATTCCTGTATAAACCGCATCTGTAGGGTCAGTGGTCATGCCTGAGCCATCTTCAAATTGCGAATAACGTACCCACAGATAAGAGGATCTTCCGTCTTGACCATCTTCCCCGTCAAAGTAATCCGTTCCCTTAATTGGGGTATATCCATCTTCGCCTTCTTCCCCTTTTTCGCCTTTAATTTTCGTCCAATGATAATCGGAGGGTTTTGTGCTATCAGCTTGTGTATAATCAGTGTACTGTCCAATGTAAGCCTTATTTTGGCTATCGCTTGTACTAAAATCCGTTTCCCCGTCCTCGGAGTTGGCATAAGCCACGTGGAAATAAGGTGTCTTGCCGTCATCTCCTGTTTTTCCGGGTATGCCTTTTTCCCCTTGATCGCCTTTGATCTTACTCCAGGCGTAGTCTTCAGGATTTGTGCTATCCAGCTGTTTAAAATCAACATACATCCCGACGTAATCACGGTTCGGATTGTCTACACTGAAATCTTGTTTTCCGTCTTCTGAATTCGCATAAGCGATATGTGTATACTGTGATTGCCCGTCTTCTCCTGGAGGTCCAGGGGCGCCGGCTTTTCCGTTTTTCACTTTCGTAAAACTAATTTCATCTTGTACAACCAATGTGTCACCTCCTAATAATCAAATGACCGATCTTCGCCTTTTCCGAATCTCAGCAAATCCACATGCCTTGTTTTTGGGTTCAACATTACTACATCCCACAAATCTTCAGCCAGTTCGCTCAGTGGACGATCGCCTTGGTCTTTTTTCGGACGAGACACCGAGCAACCAATGGAATAATTATGCACGCCGTCTTCATCGACTGTGATACGATCCCAGTGCATATGTCCGTGTGCCAAAAAAGCAAGCGTCCCTTTGCGACCTTCAAAGTCACAAGAAATGCTTGCTTTAAAATCTTCGTTAGCTGTATAGCTGCGGCTGTAAGTCCCACCTGTGAGAAAGCTGTGGATAATGCCGTCGACCATTTCATAATTATATGGATAAGTGTCCAGCTCACCATAGCGTTCCCCAAAAGGTACATGCTGGTAAATACATACCGTAGTGTCTGTAGGAGTGGCTTTGAGTGTTTCATACAGCCAAGTGATTTGTTTTTGTCGGTAGCCATACACCGAAATATCGTTATACTTATTATAGCCGTTCTCGTCCAGCATGTGTGGAATATCTTGCGTATTTAACACGATGATTCTTGTGTTTTTATCTGGCACATCGTAGTAGTAATAACCCATCTTATCATCTGGATTTTCTACCACATCAAAAATGGTACTTGGTCGTGTGGCAATCTCGTACATCTCTTTGTGAGTTAAAGCTTGTTTTAATTTACCATGCCAAGCATTGCCGCTGCTGGTGTTTTTATAAGCTAGTGGCTTCTTAAGAATTCCTGCGGCACGACCATCGCCCCAAGCATTTGGGCAGTGGTTGCCCCAAGAAATAAAGTAAGGAGAATCGCATAAACCTAGCGTGCTTACTGCCTTTTTGTAGTTGGCAATCGCAATATCTTTGCTTTGCGTCCCGCCATCGTGGACATCGCCATTGAGTAAAACATAATCGATATCCACAAAACGGGTTAACTCGGCTGCATTTTTGATATGGTCATCACTACGACCGTAGTTTTCTAGATCATCACGAATGACCGTATCTGTGGAATAATGCGTGTCTGAAATATGAATGCTCGTTATCGTATCTTCCGTTTGAAGCTTTAAGACCTTACGTGCGATATCTCGCAAGCCGTTCAAGAAGTAAATCGCTTGAACAAAATGATTCGTAAATCTTGTCACCACGCACTTGATACTTGCGGTTTCGGCAATATCATCATTTGAGATCGTAACACGAGTGCCTTTCGCACGATCTTCCCACAAAACATCATGGTTACCGTCTTTATCGGTTTTAAACCAAAGTAAATCTTTATCGGTCATCTGATTCGTGACCTCACGCCCGTCTTGAAAAACGTGTGCTTGAATGGTTGTGATTTTGTCTTCACCGTCCACAAAACTCGTGCCATTTTCCGCAATCAGCTTCACCGAGTATTGCGTATCGAGCTTATTTTGTTGTTGTTGGCGAGCTCTAAGATCACTACTGATTAAACTTTCTAGTTGCTTTACGTTATCGATCGTGGCGGTATTTTCCGCTTGATTGGATCGATGAATCTCTTTTGTGGTGACACGCGCTTTGACACGTAACGCTGGGTTGTACTCCTCATCAATAAAAGTGATATAATCGCCGATTGCTACATCCACATCAGTGAATAAAAAGTTCACGTCTGCTGAAAATTTCGGCTGCGAACGCTCTTCTAAAATTTGCCGTAGTTCGTTGAAATTATCGATATCAAAGTTACTACTGCTGGTAGCATATCCAGTACGCCAACCTGAGAAACGCTCTTTGGACGTATGACCTGTGCCATACTCCGCGTTAGCTACTCGGTCGTACACGATCGATCCACCTTTTAAAGTGTAAAAGCGACCATCATCATATACTAGATTGTTAAAATACCGTCTAGTATCTTCGATCGCTGTAATCACATCATCGATGTTCACAGATTTTGTCATAGTTTCCACGTCTACGCCACTGTACATGACTTTTGTGGTTTTGTCTGTACCGATCTCGTGATAAATATTTATCAACTTTTTCACGACTTTAGTATTTTGCAACTCCACACTAAACGTCATTTCACAGTCAAAGGCTTCACAGATCGACTGCAGGCGTGCTAGAGGTGTTTGATCGCCATTGGTATCTACCGCCCGCTTGATGTCTGTGCCTAGCTCATTGACCCCAATTTGCCAGCCTGTGTCATATAATTCACGGCTGACAAAGTAATCAATGTACTGTAAATGTTTATTTTCAAATTGACTGGCGTTGCCATTGCGTAGTTCTAAACCTAGATCTACCGCTGATATTGGACGTGTCGTTTCGGTTTCTGAGCCAACCTCACGAATATACACACAAACGTTTTCGGCGTTATCGTCTTCAAAGACAATGTAACAGGATTCTCTGATTAGGGACGTTTCATAGGGGCTATTCGGATCGTAATCATCAATTTTAGGTCCAGTATTTTTTTGAATATCCATCGTTAGCGTATTTAACATAGTGCCGTTGACTAGCTCTACCGTATGGACATCATCGGTCACAACAATACCGTCGGACGCTTCTGTATCTATGGTTGTTAGTGCATTAAATTGATGATCGAGTATGTGATAGATCATAAGTACCGTTCCCTCATTTCCAAATAACCTTCATAGCTGCCATCGGTAAGCACGCTATATTCTGATTTGCCTTTAGGCGCTTCTAAAAATTGGCTGCTACCAATGACACGATAGTTATCATTTCTTATGCCATTGATGTACACACGATTCGTTGTGCCTTCAACGAATAACTCATCGTCCTCATAAAAAGTTAAAGGCACCATGGTATCATCTTCCGTGTTGATCTGTGTTAAGCGTGTATGGGTTAAACCTAGATCCATCGTTGTGAAATTTTTCCATTGTGACAAAAAACAATCGATCCTTGAGGCGTTCAACATCGCCACAGTCTCGTTGTGATAAGTCTTTGTCACAGACCATGTTTCTTTTAACGGTGTACCTCTTAATCGTGCCAGTTTGAAAGTAAATTCGTTGCCGATCTTTGTCATCTGGATCGAGCCATAGAACCCACCGCCTTCCGTAGCGATTTTGTTTGGTAATTTCATTTCGACAATTCTCGTAGTGCCGATAAAGAAACTGTACGTAATTTCTTCGATTGTATCGGTATTGTCTTTCATTTCAAAACCCATCACAAAATTACTGTCGGCGTCCGCATAGTTGATTTCTATCAAGCCTTGAGCGCCTTTCTTACCGTAATAGCCATCGACAGGTTTAAATTGAAACCGATGGAAAGCTTCGAAATTAGGCAATTCATTGGTTAAAAAGCGAGTAATCGTCGGACCGTGCCAAAAGCCGGGTTTCGTTTTGTCGATAGGTCCAAAAGTTTTCACATTTGCGGCACTTTTTTTGTCGCTCCAATCGATAGATCCCATAATTTGGGAAGTGTTATCGCCACTATCTGAGCGCCAGCGTACACGACCGACGTTTTCCCGCCAGTGTTCTTTCTGTTGACCGCCCATGTAGTCATTGATAATTTTGTCAGATGGCACAAAGTTTTCCTCATCTTCCGAGTACGCTGTGCCTAGCTGGACAATGTGATCCTCACTGACAAAACCAATCGAATCCGCGTCACTTGTAAAGGTGGTATGGATATCAAGCGGTGCAACGTCTGTGCCTTTGTTTTCGACAGTGACCTCATCATCAACAAAAGGAAATTGCTTTGCATCAATACTATAAGATTTTCCATTGACAACAATCCATTCAATCGTCCCTTTTCCAAGAAAGACTTGTTCCTCAAGTGGTGTATCTCCTTCAGGAACAGCCATCGCATATTTATCTGGTTCGTCACCAAATATCAATGCTTTTGGTTCATCGACATCAAGCATATCTGCTAGTTCACGACGCTTATTGATGAGATCGTGTTTTACTTTAAAGTCCATTTCCCAGACTGCATTATCTTTAGTATGTCCTAAGTAACGTTGTAGCTGAGACGAACCCATTCGTTGAAAATTATTCGTACGAGGGGATCCGACGCCTCGACGTAAATCAGTAACATCTAAAAGTTCGTTCAATTCATGTTCGTTAAATATGACTGAAAAGCTCATCTTTTCCCCTCCAATAATTTCTTAACTGTTGCTTTCTTACTGTTCTTTTCTTCTACATATTCCGCCGTAGCATAACCAAGTTCGCGAGGTGCATTCTTCGATAGATACACAGGGGCTTCCAATTTAATATTTATTGGTTGATCATCGCCGCTATTTTTATTACGTGATCCTGTAGCGGTATAGCGTGAGACATTCGTACTTGCTGCAGGTTTAACCTGTTCTCTTGATGCAATAGCTTTACTAATCAAAGCATCTGCAGAATCCTTTTTAGGGTTAATAATATACTCATGACTAGCACTTGGGTCTTCGCCTATCCATGCAAGCTCTGGACCGTTAATTTCACCACCGTTTGCATAACCGCGACCATGACCAATTACACTAAGCATGTTGGGGTAACGTGCTTTAGCATATGCCATAGCAGCTAAAATATTATCGTAGCCATTCATAATATTTTTGTGACCAGCATGGGCAAAAGCATTAAATGTACCTGGTTTTGTTTGCAAAAGACCCGTTGCACGTCCATCGGCTAAACCATCTGTACCGCCAATAGCTTTAGGATTACCTCCAGATTCTGATTGAATCTGTCTTAACCAAGCATTAACGTAGTTACCAGTTGTAGGTAGCCCGTTAGCTTTCAAAGCTTTTTTAACTGCAGCTTTCCAACTACCGCCGGCTTTACCACCGGCACGAACATCACCGGGTCCCCACATTCCACTAAGGTGCAAGTGATCGTAGTGATCATTCGGCGGCCAATTTTGCCATTTACTATTTGCTGTTTGACCTGATGAACCTTTGCGGTCTCTTACCTTTCCTTGTGTAATTACATAGGCTATTTGCTTTTTAAAAGTATCGAATACCCAATTCGCGGGGTCAAAGTACTTGCTATTTCCATTATCACCAGCTCCATAAGCTAGGTCGATAGCTTGCCCACGCCCGTGATCGTTCGGGTCGCCCTTACGCAAACCAGATGATATCCTCATTCCTGGGAATTTCTTCATAGTTTTCTTTGCAATATCAACTAAATACTGGTAAACACCATTCGCATTTTTCTTTCCGTCGAAAGAGCCTCCACCAAATTGGTCAAAGAATTGTTGTGCATATTCAACAATACCGTCTTTAAGTGTTCTAGCCATACCTTTTGAAGACTTTGATAAAATTGGTGCGTTGCTAAACGAATCAAGTAAATCTTTTGCACCAACTTTTTCATAGAGTTTATCGTAGGCTGTTCCCGCACTTTCCGTGACCCAATCAACACCGTCTTTTATTTTCCCTTTAACCCAATCATAAGTATCTGTAATCTTACCCCATACACCACTTTTATGGGCTGGTAAGCCTTTCGTCATAGCTAAAAATTCCTTGGATTTGTTATGCGGAAGAATAGATGTTCCAGCTTCTAAAGGTCTTATCTCTGGTCCTTTTGAACCGATCGGATAAATACCTTTGCTAGGGTGATGAGCTAATTCAAATCCTTCTTCACCGACAAGAGCTGTTTCGTCATGTGACAATCCGCTTGACCCTTTTGCGTGCGTAGGAATTGTTGGGATCTTATGCTTCCATTTCTCATTAAAGAAACCTAAGACACTATTTACCCCTTTAATAATGGAGTTAAAAACGCCTCTAAAATCCATAAATCCATTTCTATAAATAGCATTTGTTTCGTCTGTTTCTTCTTGACTTGCGTTAATATGAGCATTTTTCTGTGCGTTTGAGGTTTTAACAACATCGTCTTTTTGATTTCCAATTTCCGTGGTGACTTTGCTATATTGATCTCTAGCTTTACCAGTCACCTTTTTATATTGATCGTCAGCTGCTGCATACGTACCATCCCGTTGACTTCTAGCATTTTGAATTGTGTCTTGGTATTCTTCCCAAGTTATCGTCCCGTGTTCTTTATATTCTTTCCAAGCTATCTCTTTGGTATTTTCGTATTTTTGTTGAGCTGCTTCTTTAACTTCATCACGAGTATCTCTTGCAGATTGAGTAGCTGATTTATATTGTTTTTTGGCGCTTTGTCGTGTCGCCTCTAACTCTTGTAGACTGAGTTCGCCTTTTTTTGCTACCAATTCATTATATATTTCTTTTTGCTCTTTTGCGCCTCGCGCAGCGTCATCTTTAATGTTTTGTTGAGCATTAAAATTAGTTTCAACATACTTTTGAGCAAATTCTTTATTAGCTTCTTGCATTTGTTCATTTTTTTCTTTTCTACTTAAGGAATCGTTATTTCTTATTTCAGCAAGTCTTTCATTGTGTTCATCTAAGACTTCTTGAATTTGTCCATAGTTTTCCTTTTGTGCTTCTTTTTCCTTTTCGCTGTTTTCTTTGAACTTTTCTAGCCTTTTATCAGCTTCCTCTTGTGTTAAAACACCTTGTTCAACTAACTTTTCAAGATTTTGCGCTGCACGCTCTTCTTTTTTATTGTAATACCCATCAATCGCTTCATTAATTGAATCTAGGTATTCTTGAACTTTTTCTTTTGTTTCCTCAGCGCCTTCTTCATCCATACCCATTTTAATTAAAAGCTCTTTATTCAGTTCATCGAGTTGTGGCTGGATCTCCTCTTGGATTTTTTCCCTGTCTATTTCTTCTGGCTCTACTTTAACGGTAGTTGTAACAGGCTTAGGTTTGTTTTCTTTCCAATATTCTTCAACACCATCACCCATTGAGCGTCCTAATTTACTACCGATAACTTGTCCAGCTGTACCACCTAGGACACTACCAATGGCTGTTCCGATACCAGGAGCGATTGCAGTACCAATGGATGCACCAATTTTAGCGCCACCTATTGCGCCACCAGAACCACCTAGGAATCCGCCACCTTTTGCACCTTTAGAACCTTTTTTTAGTAGTTCGGGAATACTTGCAGCAACACCTAATGCAGGAACTAGTTTTGTAATACCAGCAGGTGTTGCTAGCTTGGATAACAAACCACCACCAGCTGCTTTACCTGCTCCGCCAGCAGCCCCAAAAGCTGTTATTTCACCTAATAAGTTTTTAACATTTCTCAAAGCGCCAGCAAACTGCATCGCTTTTTTGATAACGAACATACCAACTATAGCTTTTCCTACAGCTTTGATACCGTCTTTATGATCAGCTATGTTTTGAAGCACACTATCAATCTTTTCAAGCGGATCATTGAGTTCTTCAGTCTCTTCATCCACAAGACCAAACATTTCAGCAATAGACTTGATAATGTCTACAGACGTTTCCCAAATCGATGAGCCCAATGTTCCAAGGATATCTTTAAGGCTTCCGCCAATACCTGCAAGAGCGTTGCTATGCTTGTCTAGGTAATTAAAAAAGATACCAAACTGGTCAAATAAGTTTACAATACCATCAGCCATGCCATTAATCATGTCAGTAATTTTAGATTTACCAATACGATCTTCAATGGCTAGCATTCCATTAATAATGCTACTTTTTAGATTTTCAATTGCTCCTTCATAAGCTGATGTACCGCGTGCATATTCTGCTGCCTTTTGCGTGTCACCTAATTGCATGATCGCTTCGAAAAACTCTTCGGCAGATATTTCGCCTTCTTCCATCGCTTCCCGGAAATTTCCAGTATAGGCTCCGTTGTCTTTCATAGCCTTCTGCATTTTTCCAGAAGCACCTGGGATAGCGTCAGCTAACTGATTCCAGTTCTCTGTGGTTAACTTGCCAGCACCAGCTGTTTGCGTCATCATCATACTTAAGGATTTAAAGGTGTCTTTTGTACCACCAGCAACAGCGTTCATGTTCCCACTGGCTTCCATAAGTTTTTCAAAGTTATCGACACCGTTGGCACCTAGCTGAGCTGTCGTGTTCGCAACTGTTTGTAAGTCATATACAGTACTATCTGCATAGTCTTTCATCGCTTTTTGCGTTTTTTGGATCTTTTTATTGCCAAAGTCCGCAAAATCCATCGTGGATTGAAAACCTAGAATAGAGTCAGAAGCTCGAGTTGTTTCACTGATTAAATCACCAACTGAGCCGACAATCATTTGAAACCCTGCAGAAGCTGCGCCAGCTATCGCCCCGACAGAAAGTTGCTCTCTTAATGTAGAGAACTTTCCAGTTGTTCGTTCTGCTTCATTGCCTAATCTTCGCGTTTCATTTTTTGCTTGTGTAGCTTCAACATCTAAACGTGTTCGCTTTTTATCTGGAATTTGATTATAGCCAGATTGCACTTCGCCTGTGTCGCTCTTGGCATCTTCAGCATCCGCTTCTATTCTAGTTGTTTTACGGTCGGGAATTCTGTCAAACGAACTTTGTACTTCGCCACTATCTCTTTTAGCGTCTTCTGCATTTGCTTTGATTTCTGTTTCTGTGCTATCCGGAATACTTTCTAAGCCACTTTTAGCGTCGCCTGTTTTAGAACTTACATCTGTAGCGTCAGCGTTTAGAGAGGTTTCGGATTCTTCTGGCATACTTTCGATATCTGACTTTGCATCACCGACTTTAGATGATAAGTCTTCACTATCTGCATTTAAAGCTGTCTCAGATTCTTCAGGAATCTCTTCTAAATTACTTTTAGCATTATCTGTCTTACTAGTTACGTCTGTATCATCAGCAGAAAGTTGTGTTGTTACTTCTTTTCCTAGTGATTCATCTACAACCTTTTCAGTTGCTTTCGCTTCTTTACTTACCTTACTAGCAGAGTCACTAAAAGAGTCATCCATCTTATCGCCAGTTTGATTGCCTACATCTGCTAAAATATCATTAATGAGTTTAACATCACTTTTAAATTTTGGAAGGTTATTTAACATGACATCAATATTTATTTTTGCATCACTTGCCATCTATTTTCCCTCCTTTCCTTTCTGTGCTCGTGTGGCTAACATACTGAAGATATCGCCCATTTGATTGTCCAGTTGGTTGACCGTCTTCTCACTATCCAAAGCGTAGTACCGTTTTAAATCTAATAAATTCGTTAATTGCTCATCTTTAAGACCCGTTGTTGGACGTGCTCGAATCGATAAAATACGTTCAAACAATGTCTTTTCAGATAATCCATGCAACAACGATCGAAATGTTAAGTAGTGCATACGACCACGCTCTTTCATTAAGTCGATACCGTAATCCATCAGAAATGACGAATAGATTGCCCCAGCGTCCTGACTGTAGCTATACAGCTTATCTGGTTCGCTAAAAGTATTGCTTTGATACTCTGGTTCTTCATTCCCATAAGGCATTTGTTGTAAGTAATCGACAATATCTTCAATTGCTTGAGATTGTTGTTCGTAAGTAAATTCTTTATCCGGATCATCGATATAAAACATGTCAAAAGCTAGACTAACCTTTTCAAATCCTTTTAAGTTATCGTCTTCTAGCAACTCATAAAACCGCAACACCACATCAAAGGACATATCAAATTTGTACTCTTTATTATCAATGAGTAACGTATGTTCTAAGTCATCCACTAAGCTAAACATGGCTTATCACTTCTTGTTGTTTTGGTTATTGTTTTGGTTATTATTTTGGTTATTATTTTGGTTATTATTTTTATTTTTATTTTTATTTTGATAGTGGTTTTTAGCTGTTTTATTACGTTGCTTCATGACTTCGCCAAGTTCTTCTTGTAAAAGATCAATAATTGTCATAACGGCTTTTGTACTTTTATTGTAGTATTCATAAATACGTTGCCCTTCGCCTTCACCAAACACTTTATCCAATGCTTCAAAAGCGGAATCACGTGTTTTATTAATCTCAGATTCCATAAATTTATGATACTGTTCTAAAGACGGTGCATCCGTCTCATCGCCTTCCAATAAATCTACTTTGCTTTGTAACTCAAACATTTGATAAGGCATGTCTAGGTCGGTCAGAAACGATAGTGCTTTATCTACCTCATCTGATATTTGAATAGAGTATTCTTTACCTGCCACTCTGACATTCTTTGTTAACGATAACTTCTTATCTAAATCAATGACATTATTCATTGCCATATGGTTTTCCTCCTAAAAAAATAAAGGATAGCCGATTAAGCTATCCTTTGTTTATTACTCTGCTGGTGATTCTAAAGCAGTAATACGACTTTCTAAAGCTTCTAAATCTGATTGGTCCGCCTTCTTATTAAGATCAGACGTGTTTGCCTTACCAGAAAGCGATGAAGAATTTGCCTTTTTGCTTAGCTCCGTATCAACGTAGGTCTTATCTGCCTTACCATTTACATCGCTCGTGTCCGCTTTTTGTCCCAAACCTTCATCCAAAGCCGTTACATCGTCAACCAGCGTGTTATGATCTGCGGCTTTGATTTCAGCGCCTGCTTCAACTTTTTTACTTGTTACTGCCATGTTTTATCAACCTCTCTTATTGATATTTTGCCGTGCCATCATAGGTGGCGCCGTCATCATAGACGGCTGTTACTCCCCCGATCCACCGTTGTCATTGCCAGCTTCGTCAGCTGGTTTATATACAGGTTTGCCATTAAGTGCTAGCGTAAAGCTAAATGTTTGTTTAGCGTTTGCTGCCCCACCAAAAGGTACGATAGCAGTTAGTGTAGCAACAGCTTCAACTTGATTGCCTTTAGGGTCAGTCCAACGAGTCACTGTTCGTAAATCATCACCGATATCTAGGAATTTAGAAGCTACATAGTCTTGCGCTGGATCACCAAACACACGATTCCCAGTAATAGCAAATGTAATATTTTTACCAGTAACTTCGGTATCTGTAAACCCTTCGCCATCCCAATAAGGTGTTGCATCTGCATTATCTTCAGCAGCTGGTGTAATTTCCGAGATACCTGCTGCTAATACCTCCATGTTGGTGTCTTCTACGTCTTCTAAGCTCGAATTATCCGATACGTCGATTTCCAATTTGTTTTTAAAGTTTAATAGATATTCTGTATTTGCCATAATTTGTTTCCTCCTGTTAGTTAAATTGATTGATCATCACTTTTATATCTAATAGATACATGGAAAGACCTCTACTATCCATTTCTGATATAAAAGGAGTCTCACTTACTTCTATTTCAAATGTTTCAAAACTATCATTTTCTGAATGAATTTCATTTAATTCATCCAAATATTCTGTGATCATCCACATGGTTTGATCCGCAGTTTGCTGGTTGTTAGTGGAAAAACCAATTTCATAAAGCATTTCTCGCTCACGTGTGCCATCAAAATATTTTGCTGTAGTACGACTGCCCGGCAACGGATAAACACACAAAGTATCCGGTTCGCTGACTAAGAAGCCCATATAACAAGGTATTGGCAGCTTTAATCCATCAATCTCATCATATAAACGTTCGTATAGATCCATTACAAGCCACCGCCTTTCACAAAGGCTTTGCGCCAATCATCGATATGGTTTGCTTTAGCTCTTAAGTCCCAGCGCTTACCTGTACCCGGCGTGGTATAATTGCGTACTGGATGACCTTTACCAACAACGCCTCTAAACTGCGCTCTTGCATAAGGTACGGTGTAAGTGATGGTATTGTTGCGTGCAAAGCTGTCTTGTCGCAAATGTCCTTGCCTTTTAGGTACATATCGATCCATATCGGCATGCGCCTGATTCGTTAAAGCGTATAAGCCTCGATCAATATTTTGGCTGGATAGTTTACGATCTAAGCCGCCTTTGTTTACATCAACTTTCAGCATCATAACACCTCCAATTCATACGAGTAAACCTCATTACTAAACGGATTGCGGTTATCCACAATCTTTTGCAACACGTAGGTTTCGCCCTCAAATGTGATTAAAGAACCTACATGATCTTTGTTAATTTTTGGTAATGGTTCGGAAACCCCAGCAAACAAAAAAGCGATCGCGTTTGCGACCACTTCTCGATTATTATTTGTTCCGTTATACACAGTTTGTGGCTGGAATATCATATAGTTGATGATGACAGGTTTATCATACTTAGGCTTCTGCCATTTATCATAACCATTAATTAACTGCAATATAATTTGTTGATTACATAAGCTTTTAGGCATTTGTGGGATCATTGATAAGCTACCCCCTTATACAACAGCCCAGTATAAGTCAGTTCTGCGTAAGCTTCAGCACTACACATTGTTCGACCAACCGTTGCTATCATGCCTGCACTTTTGTTTTCGATTCGTGTGCGACCAATACTGACACTAGATGGACTATCACTAAGCATCTCGGAAAGTGTAACATTACCTCCCAAGGTCTCTAAATAATCCACCTGGATCGCCATTGCCAGCTTAAATTTAGTCACGCGATAATTATTCGTGTCATCTTTTAGAGAGTGCAGCATATAGTAATCTTGCGTTACGAGATTCAGATGACGCTCTGCATACTTCTCCAGCTTTTCAAATTCGCCTTCTTTACTTACTTTGCTAAAACCTAGATCGGTATACTCATCATAAGTTAAATACATGCAATCACTCCCTTACTGATACCTAACATTGCTGTCGTAGCTTACCCCACCGTCATAGGCTGGGGCTACTCTTTTTTTGGTGTAACAGATGCGGAAACACCATCTTGTTGTTGTTCTTTAATAAACAAGTCATGGTACAAGCGGTTTTGGTATAAGTAACCATCACCTTGACTGTGTTCACCCGGAGCAAACATAAATACAGTATTTTCCTTAACAATCGGAATCACTGCTTGACGTGCCACAACGACAATATTGATTTCTTGCGCGTCATCAGTAGCTGCGTAACCATCGGAAAAGTCGTAGCTATTCATAAAGCGACTTGCGTCCCAAACTTCCACAATAGACACACCGTCAAGAGATGTAACACGAGAATCTAAGGCTGTTTGCCCTACGTTTTGGTTGGTAATACTACGAGTAAATTCAGCGGAACGTTCCAACGCATCCATCACATTTGTAGATACAAACGCTACTAAGTTTTGTGGTCCAAATTTACGCACTGGCAAGATTGCACTTTTGATTGCAGTATATGCATTGTCTGCAGTTACTTCTTCTTCTTTTATGTTACCTGCACCATTTGCTAACGTAGAAAAACGATAAGCATCAATTTCCGGTTGTACATGTTCCGTGATGAACGTATTAGAAATGTTTGCAACAGCTAAATCTTGATTGGTTTCATCTACATCTTGTTTGTCAATGTAAAACTCAACATCACGATCTTGCCCCATAGTATAGATTTTTTTATCGTTATTGTATGAACCTTCATTAAATCCTTTGTTCCGATTATGATCCTTTAAACCAGATGTACTAATTGTAGTTAAGGTAAAAGATTTGCCTCCTGCTACTAAGTTGACATCTGGAATACCGATTGCGGTAGTTAAAAGACCTTGTGTAATCTTTTGGTCAAATAATCCTCCGTCTTTTGTAATATAATTAAATGCCATGTTCTATTCCTCCTATTGTTTTGTTATTCCTAAAGCTTTTGCAAAAGCGTCTTCTTGAGGCGCTTGGCCAGAACTTGGATTACCGTTAAAAGTGGCACTCTTTCCGTTGCTGGGATTGCTAGACTCTTTTTGCTCAAACAGATAATCATTGCTTTCTTTGATTTCGTTGAGCTGATCGTCTAAGCCTGTCACCCCATCATCGGTTAGTTCCAACTTGTCGCTATCAAGTAAAGCTTTTGCTGCTTTAATGTTCTTAGCTCCTGATTGTGTCAGTGCTAAATCAATCGCAGATTCCTTTTTAATATCTGCAATTTGTTGCTCAGAATCACTCTTGTTTTGATCTAACTGTGATTGCAAATCAGTGACTTGTTGCTTTAACTCGTCATTGCCTTCTGCACCTTCTTTAAACTTGTCTAGTTCACTTTGATTCTTATCCAACTGGCTCTTATATTCATTTGCTTGTTGGGTCAAAGTGTTCACTTGACTGTTTAATTCATTCACAGTATTGCCGTGACTTGCCATTACACTATTGATTTGATCATCTGTTAAACCTAATTCCTTAAGCTCTTCTCTTTTCATACTTCCTCATCCTTTCGACTTTTTTACGACGCTACGACGTCGATAGATTTGATAGTTTAACGTGATTCCGCACGAAAATTGGACAAAATAAAAAGCCTATCGTTTACTAGACTCGGTTAACTAAATTCAATTGTTTGTTGCACTTCATTAAAGATTGATGATTGTGGAGATTGCACTTGCTCACGACTGTAATCACGAACCAAGAAGTCGTTTTCCTTCAGGAGTTCACGTATTTGCTTCTGTTTGGCTCGTATAACGTCTTTGCACTTGTTCTGCATATCTTTGTCTTCCAACTCTTCTGCAGCTAACAGACGCTTTTTCTGGCGTCTGATATCACGTTCTAGCCGTCGCTGTGTTTGTTGTATCTTGCCATTTTCCTGTGCTTCCTCAGAATCATATTGAGGCTGGTTATTTGTGTTCACATCTGGAATGAACGGCCAAAGATTATGACGGCAGTTAACACCTTGAGTGCCGGAAGGTTCACCGTATCCATGGTTATATATACTGTCATAACGTGAATCTGCTCTCAGATCACTCATAGGCACAACGTTAACGACCTGTCCTTGAATACCTGCACATGCCTCACGTGCTGCAGCATGACTACTCATTAATGCCGTAACTACATCGAAGTCGTCCATACGTTGCAATCGCAAGTCATTATAAGTACGGTGCGCAGTTGTTTCAACGACCATACGGCTATATGCTTCCATGCTCCACTCACGACCTGCTTTATCCACAAAGTCAGACTTAATACCTTCGTCAACAAGCTTATAAACATTATCTCGAATCGCTTTTTCATGCGTCTTAAGCCCTGTCATTGTTTCAAGTGTGGACTGCTTAACAATGGCTTGATAAGCACGCATCGCTTGATTATTGTCATAGTTCGTTGTCATCATCGTTTGATTAATGTTGTTGTTAAGATCTTCAAATGTCTGATTTACAAGACTACTTGTAATGGCATCTACTTCATCTGATACAGGCACAGAGCGTTTAGACATTCGCTTTAGTTCACTATCAATATCGTTGACAATTTCATTTCCATTGCTGCGTATTAAAGTCTTTAACTGCTCACTTGTGTAATCAGATATACTAGATAGATAATCGATGATGTTTTCGTTTAAAACACCCATCTTGTTTAGCTGTTCCATTTGCCAAAGTAAGACGTTCTCTTGAGATACTTCGCTGAAGTCCGTATCTCTCAGTGTCTTAATAATGCGATTAAAGATCTTGTCCTCTAATGCACTATAGATATTAACAATGTCATCAGCTTGGTTTTCCATTTGATTCAGAGTGACCATTTAATCACTCTCCTTGTTCTAGCAATCCATTACCTTGACGACGCCTAATACGTTGCTGGTATTCTTCCATTTGACCGTCCAGTTCCTCCACCCAATCATCAACTTCTTTGTCGCTCAGACCGTAGTTACGTTTAAGAAATTCACGTTTAGGCAGTACGTTGGCTGTTAATGCTTTTAAGTCATTTTCTAGCTGTTTGTTTTGGTCAACAAACACGCCATCTTCGTAGTTAATATCCACTTTGTAACTATCGTAGTCGAGAATAAATAAAGAGCGACCTGTGCTAAACATTTCGCCGTAGCCTGCTAGTTCAAAGATAGAATGTATTAACTCATTAATGACTTTAGTTACCATCGTTAAATAACTTGAACGCGTTTGATAGGTCATGGAGTTGTTAGACACAACCTCAGTCGCTGTCTTGAGCCCGTCATCAGCATAGCTCATTGTGCCTGTAGACAAGCCAATCTGTACTTCAAACTCTTTGAGAAAATGATTGAGCGCATCTTTATACTGCACACTTCGCATCGGTGTAGTTATATCTTTAACTCCTAAGTTAGGGTCCGCTCCGTACACACCTGCAAATACATTCTGATCAGTGTCAAAGTATGGCGGGTGGCTATCATCAACACGTAAAAACTCCGCCGGAACAACTACCTTACGTTGTCCGTTGTGAACTTCCCAAGCAAACTCATCATGTGTTGTATTAATGACGTCCAAGACTTCTTTAGCATTGTCCACAATGCCAGCACCTAGCGGGCTCTCTAACGATTTGTTATTCGCTCCAGGCGTTCTAAAGTAAGCAAACAACGGACGTCTCAGCCCTTCAAGCTCTACTCGTTCTGCCACATCTTCGTAGATCGTTTCAAGTGGCACTTGTTTCCCTACTTCATCTTTATTATCTGACTTGTACAATTCATTACTTATGATGTACTTGTCTTCTTCCCATTCGTGAAACTCTAAAAGCGTGTAATAATAGTTTTCATCGCCCTCAGTACGAACGGTCTTCGTGGCAATCGCACACTCACTAATCTCGTTTGTGTTAGACCGTAACGGGTAAAACTGATCGGCTCTTATCCAAGAGACTTTTATCTTGTCATGGTCAACATAAGGACGCATCGCAAAGCCTCCTGCAGCAATACCCTTTTCAAGGTTCATTTCAAAGAGATTGTAAAAGTTGTTATCCTTTAGTGTCTCACTTAGAAAGTCAATTGCTTGGTTTAGTTGTTCCGATGGTTCTACATCGTCCTGTAGTTCCCGCAATGTAATGTTGCATTTCTCGTTGAAGATAATGCTTGCTAGCCTACGCGACGCTGTCTTTGTAAGATTTAACGCTTTAAACTCACGTTTGTTAAGATTACCGTAGCTATTACGATATTTAATTGGGTCAAATTTATTGCCATAATAATTAAAGTTACGTGCGATACGATCGTACTCACGTGCGTCTATCCCAATCTTTGGGTGGTCAGTAATCTTCGTTAATGACTGTCCTGTCAAAGCCATGCCTCCTCTCTTAAATATACTTTTGATACTATCTATAAAGCTCATATACTCACCTACCATTTCAATCCAAGATCAATTAAGTTATCCAAGCAGAAATACTGGAAATTATCCACAGCGTGATCGTCTTCCTTAATAACTTTTGGATCATCGCTGTTTAATGTATCTTCATCCCATTGGTATTTCTTATGCTCCTCTATAAATATCTTATTGTTAGGAATATCAAGATAATAAAAACGACCTTGCGCAAGTAAGTTCTGCACATGGTCGATCATATCTACTTTCTTCTGTTTGTTTACACCATGAAGTGTCACATTGTAGTCTAAGTAATACTGATTACGTAACGCACCTTCTGCGCTATCTATTGTGTACTTGTAGGCGTACTTTTCGTAGTCTCCTTCTAATCGTTCGATAAAGTCGTGGATGTCCTTAGAAAGCTCAGTAGGTGCCTTCTTGTTAACTTTACCTGCTGGGCTGTAGTAATAAGTATCTAACAAGATTACACGTTTTCTAGCTGTAATTGCATAACAACTACACGTAGTAGCAGATACTTGGTGGCCAGAGTCAATACTGAAGTAAATATTTCGGATGTAATCATCTTCAAACAACTCTGTGATTGGCTGAAACAAGCTCATGTTATAGACGTTTGTGCCTAACCCAACCGGTTCACCTAAATAAATATAACGATAATAATCGTAATCGTATTCTTTGATTCGATTAATATCATCTAACATCTGCGGCGTAACAAAGCCTAGCTGGTCATCTTTATAGCTTGATTCGTGTACCAGATAACCTTTAACACCTTTCAATGATTCGCTCCACTCATTAATCCAATTATAAGGATTGCGAGGCGGGTTATATGACCAGAAGAAATAAACCTTATCTGCTAAGCGATGTTTCTGCCGCATGAACGTAACGTTGGTTTGGTCAAACTCTTCTGCGTCTTTGAACTCCGCTGCTTCCTCATACCATACAGCTATAATGTTATCTATGTCATTAGACTTAAGTTTGGCAAAGTCATCTTGCCCGTAGAAATAAAATGTACTACCAGAAAGAATATGTGTAATCTTAAATGGCGCTACTGTGGCTTTAAATTGGTCTTGTAAATTAAACTTACCAATCGCCCATTGAATCTTATTAAATACCGAATCACGTATTGTATTTGATACTTTACGGATAACCACTACATTAGCTGTTTCATTTTGATTAAGATAAGGAATCGTCATATAAACAAGCAACAACACAATAACTGAGGACTTAAACGAGTTACGTCCACCTTTTAATATATTATATGGTTCTTGTGTTTGCCACACTGGCTTAAAGTTAGGGTTAACTTCTTTTTGAATATCTATATTCATCATTCACGCCCCCAAGAATCGTAAATCGTAATTTGTGGCGCTTGTTGTTCATCCGTTTGTAGTTTAGACTCAGCCAGTTTTGCCTCAGCCTCTAATTTACGACGCTTAGCTTCTTCAATACCTACATTCTCATTTCTAAACTTGCCTTGTGTTTTAAGCCACAATTCAGCTGCAGCTATTTGGTCCTTAAATGATGCCGAACCTTCCACTTTCTCGTTTTTAATTACTTCTCCAGTTAAATTATCAGTAGTTTTATAATCACGGATTATAGGATTGCCGCTACCTATCAAATAAATGTTAGTGAGCACTTTATCAACTTCGTTGTCGACTTGTTTTTCAATTTTTTCTGTCCGTTCGTTCAAATAATTTTGAATTCTAATATTTCCTAATAGAAATTTAGTTGCCTGATTAGCATAGTTTTTAGTATATCCAGCTTTAACAGCTGCTTGATAAGCATTAAAATTATTTGTCAGGTAATTATCACAGAAGGCTTTTTGTTTTTTATTTATTTTTTTCAAGAAGTATCACTGGCATCTACGAAGTTACTGTACCAATCACCAATATGTTCTTTTGAATGACAACTAGGACATAGAGTTATACCATTATCCACGTTTATTCTATTAACTGGGTCATCTGACCAATGTGAAATGTGATGCACTACCAGCTTCTCCCTTGAGCCACAATGTTGGCAAGTGTAATCATCTCTATCTAAAACTTTCTTTTTCCAACGCCTTACCAATGGATCTTCCCTTTCCGTTACAATTGCATGGTCTTCTATCATGTTATTTGTTTCTTGGATACCGTAAAAGAAGTTTAAGATAAATCTTCCTGCCTTTTTTTGATATTTATCTGTTTCTTTTGAAATGATAGCAGCTAAAGCATCTATAGCAACAGATAAGTCAAACTCACTTTCTTTAGAAAAATAATATCTTTTTAAAATTTCATTCCCGGCATACATTCGCCGCATTAACGGATCTTTTATTCTTAAGACCCTTTCCATTTGTTTATCCATTTTGCCACCACCTCCTGATCATTTGTTAATTTTATGTATAAAAAAAGACCTCGTTATGAGGTCTAATCTATTGTTGTAACAATATTATAAATTCCACTTAGTAAGGTTACCCAATTAGATATATTACCTATGTCTTCTCCAGATGAAGTCAATTTTTCAAGAGCCTTTTTATATAATGAATCAGCTTCTTCTTTACTATTAGCTTTGGCAACATCAAATATTGCTCTACTAATGTAAGTTAATTCTTCTGTGTTTAACTGAGTCTCTCTACTAATTTTTACTAAGTCTTTCAAATAAGATGTATTGTCGGCTATTTCTTGCAACAGTTTTGTATTTTCGATAGTCTGTTTATTAGCGTCATCTTGTAAAGTATTTCTCTTTTCTTTTGCATCATTAGCCGCAGAAAGAGTTTTGTTTACATTATCCATATCCTTGATTATCTTAGAATCTGTAGTAAGATTAGGCATATTAAATAAATTCACGATACAGTTACACCACCTTTCTTTTTGAGATGGTTTAATTATATCAAGTATGTAATTTTAATACTACATTTTCAAAAAAGAAGCAGGCGATGAGACCTGCTCCAAGTAGAAAGAAGAATAATATGTTTGCACATGAAAGAACGATTAGGAGACTTCCTCCCTTCGAATTTTCATTTTTTGCATGATACTATAATAACGTGCTTTTTGGCGCTTTTGGTGACATTATTGTGCCATCTTTGTGCCAAAATTGTGCCATTATCTAAAAGCTATCAACTTACCATGTCGATAACTTTCGGCAAACTCAACAAGTGCCTCTTTTTTTATTCGATTCACTTGTCGCCTAGAATAGCCAATATCTCGCCCAATCTCGTCTTCTGTCCATTGATCCCTATCACAGAAAGTGTAATAAAGCACGGTCCTGTTTGTTAGCCTTAACGACATTAGACCCGAAACAATAGCGCTTTGCTCTGCTTCAGCGTCCATATGCTGTATAAGTGCATCCTCTGCTTTATTTCCTTGCGATGGACTCTTTGGCATATCTGTGATGATTGGTGATTTAATGTCTATTTTTGATTTGCCTGTTATACGTTGTAAGCGTCTATAATTTTTTAAAGTGTTTACTGCATTTTTTCTTGTTTGGTTAAAATCAACGTCCCGTAAAAGCCCCAAAAAACCGCTCCCTTATGGTATAATAGTTAAAAGTGATGGAACGTTTAGCTAAGGGGCTGAACGTTTTTTTAATTTGTCATCGCACCCCTGACATACTCTAAAACAATTTCCATTGACTGATCTTTATTAAAACCATTATTGATGTTTTCCGTGTAAAGATAGTAGGATACTTTAGATAATGTACTAAGTGCTTGTATTAGTTCATCATTTATTCCGGTGTCCATATATTGATTTAAAGATTCAAAAAATTCTCTATCGTTTTCGTTCATTTGCTATATGCTCCTTTACTATATAATTTACAATCTCATTCATTTTATTATCGATCTTGGCTGTTTCTAACGCTTCGCTTAACTTCATTCCAACACCTCTTCCACATCAAACTCCATCAGGTCAAGTAACTCTCTTTTGGCAATAAATTCATACTCCGCAGGTCTTGTGCCGTCTGGTATCACTATTGTAAATTCATCATCTTTGTCAATTCTTAAATACGCGTTTGATATTTTTAGTGTTTTACTCATTTCAACGCCTGCCTTTCCAGCCTATAATTAGGCATGTCATTTGCATAAATCTCAATAACACCTTCGTGTTGCGCTAGATTCTCTTTTTCGCCAATTTCTATTAAATGCTGATAGTAATCCGCGGTTATCGTGTAACATATTTTCCCGCCAATTCTTAATTTTTGGCGTCTGGTGTACCTTTCAGCGCCCAAATAATAAACACCTTTTCTTTCCAGATAAAGTTTAAGAGCGAGTTTTGCAGATATTTTTAAGTCGACCACACGATTGTATTCGCCTTTCTCCAAAATCCAAAGCAGTGCCTTGACATTTCCCTTTTCGTCAGATCGTTTATTTATATAATAATCTGCTGTCAT